TGTCAAAATTAAATGTATGGTTAAAAGTGGAAATTCCAGATGAGTTTATTCTCAAAAGTCTATTCGTATAACCACTACCACCATTAATAACTTTTATTTCTGTGAGAACGTTTTTTGTATCAGTTTCAAACTTATGTATTCCTTTATTTCCAATCGTTGTAAATCCAATTGTATTGATTCCAGAATTATAATCAGAAAAATTAGAATACAATTGTATAGTTCTTTCATTAATTAACTTCACATAATAAAAAGATTTATTTTTTAAAGTTTCGTTTTGATTGGAATTTGATCCATAAAATGATCCTATACCTATTTCTTGAGAATTATTGTTGTTATATCGTAACTGCTGCCCATTTATTAAATTGTGTGGAGAAGAAAAAGAAATTGTTTCGTCATTATAATCTAATTGACCCCCATCTTGAATTGGTCGAGCATCAAATTCAAGTTCTCTTCTTTTTTTTTCTATAATTGGAGAAAATAATGCACCATTTCCATTTCCCCCAATTAAATTAATAGAGATAATTTCATCTATATTAAAATCTTGTGGATCTACATAAATTTTTTCGACAGATCCAGAAACGACAGGTTGTAATAATGCACCACCAAAATTTATTTCTATAGATGGTGGATTTATCACATCATATCCAAATCCACCATTTAATACATCTACAGATTTTAAAGGTCCATAGTATATTTTATCGTTAGATTTATAATTGTAAATTTCAACACCATTCTTTAACATTCCTATTGGACCAGGAATAGTATAATTAGTTCGATTACTTCCAATATTAGGGTTTAATTTAAACTTTTTGAAAAGTTTTTGTGGTGATATTTTATTATTTTTTTGTGAAAATAAAGTTATTGTATGTGTTCCTTCAGGAATAAAACCAGCATATGTCACGAATGAATTAGAACCAATAGTTGGAGATGATGAATAAAGTCTGATTTTTTTATTTTCTGGTAAAACTTCTACAAAATAACTTCCTTTTTCTAATCCACTAATAGGTAAATTCGTATAATCATAATAAATTTTATCACCTGTTATAAATGAAACTTCGCTATTAAATTCCAAAATAGAATAACCTTCAGTTTCTGGATCATAACTATTGGTATCTACTCTAGAAATAGTATATTTAAAGATATTTGAATTAATTAAATATGATGGCAAAGAATTTGAAGCAACATATAAATATTCAGAATTTTCATCATAAACGTTTAATACATCTGAAATAATAGTATCATTTCCAAATTCAATAGGTACAATTGAACTATTTGCTTTTTTTATTTTTCTTCTTACATCAAAATTAGTATTATTAGTAGATATTAAAGATGAAAAAGATTCATTTGTTGTTAATATTCTATTTTTTAAAGATTCTTCATTATCTTCATTATTGACAGAATTGACTAAAATATTTTCGTATCCATCTACAACTTCATTTGTATTTCTATATAAGACTTCAATTATATCTCCATTTTTTATATTTGATTTATCTACTTTATTTTTAAGAGTTATTGTATTACCAGAAAAAGATTCGATTTGATATCTAGTTTTTGTGTTATAAACCCAACTATTAGCAAAAATTTGCTTAATTGTTTTATTAAAATCTGGGTTTTTTATTTTTTCACCAATAGTTAAAGGATTTATTTGATCTCCTTCTATAAAATTAAGGTTATTATCCTGTACTTCGAGTTCTATATCCGATAATACTCCAGTAATTCTAAATTCAACTTTTCTAGAAACATCACCATTTTCATATCCATAATATGTTTGATCTGATCTTATAATAGATCCTATTGGAATTTCTATGTTAACAGCAGAGCAACCAAAAAACTGATTCACACTTTTATGGGAATAAAATATTTTATTATTCCCAAAATAAATGTTACCAGATTCAGAAAATCCAATAGTAGAATCAACACTAATTACAGAACTACCTACAGATACTTTATCTAAATTTTTAGTACTTGGAGTAATATTAAAAGTTCCTGTAATTGTAGGATAGGTATCATCATACCCTAAAAACAAAAATAATTTATAAAATATTTTTCCTGAGCGATTTATTGTTTCAACTTCAGATACTGATGCGCTTGTTTGTATATCAGTGGATTTAAATATAGTTTGACCTTCAAGTAAAATTGGATTTCCTGAAAGTGCCTCTACTACTATTACTTCTCTACGAACATACTCAGAGTTTGATGGTCTTATTAAAAACTCCTCTAAATCTATTATAGTTGGACTTTCACCATATAAAATATTAAATAAAATACGAAAAGACTCGGAAGTTCCTTTTGATTCATATAAACTTCTTGATTCTTTTATAAAATTTCCAACATTCAAGTTAGAAACAAAATCTATATTTTCAAGTCCAGGTGTTAAAGAAAATTTAAGTTTTTTATAAAATTCTTGAAGAAATAAAGAACTTAAATTCTTAACTTGAGAACCAGAAGTATGAAAAGATGCTGATGACTCAGAAAAAACTAATTCTTCTAATTTTAGATCTTTATGATAATCTGTTATTCCACTAAATCCACGAATACAACCAGTAAAAGAATTTGTTGTTATTCCAGTATAGGTAATAATTTCGTCATTAATTTTAAATAATCCATATTTTGTTGGAAATCCTTTTGTTGATGAAACATAAATTTCTTCATCAACTACACTAATATCGGTGGAAAGTGATGTAAATCCTACTATAACTTCTGGAGTTAAATTTTCTAATTTTAAATATTGATCTAAATTTTCGGAAATATCAACTGGTCCACTTTTAAATTCTTGAGAAATATAATATTGCTTTAAAAATTCTACAGATTTAGGACTTTCTTCTAAAATAAATTCCGGAAGTTGATTGTCAATAATTTGTTGAATTTTTACTCTTGACTCAAAACCAGTTTGTATCATTAGTTTTCCTCTTCTTCTTTAATAGTTCTTACCAATTCCCCATTCGAATAACTTGATTTGAAGTAATCTCTAGTAAAAACAACTCCAGAAATATCTTCTCCGGAAGAAATTACGTCTTTTGTCATATTTATTTCACTTTTAGAAACATCAAAAGAAACGTAAAGATCTTTAAGACCGATAACATCATTTGACTCGGGAAATGCTTGTATTTCTATAATATCATCCGGTAAAATAGTCGATGTAATATTAATCGTATTAATTATAATTTCACCAATATCATATTTTACTATTCCTGCAGATTTTACAATTATAGGAATATTTCTATCATTTAATGATGGTTTACATACAGAAATAACTCCAGTTTTTCCATCTGAATTTGGAGTGTCTGTCAAATAAACAGTATCAGGATAATTTAAAATTGTAAAACCAGTTGACTTTATATTAAATCCTTTTGGGTTGATATGAAATTGATTTCCAAAACAAAGTTCATATTGTGCATTAAGATTAATAAGTGCTTTTAAATCCCTACGAATTCGAATTTTTGTAATATTTGACGTTATTGCTAAATCAGTGTTATCAATTATTTGTAATAATTTACTATATTTAAATCTGCCACCAAACTTATTTAAATCTAATGATTTTGAATGGTTGATTAAATTTGATTTGATTTTATATTTAAGATTTGATGGATTTCCAGTTTTTCCATAATCATAATAAATGTAAGAAACTATTTCTACATAAAGTATTTTTAAATCAATAATTTTTTGATTAATTCCAGCTATACTATATTGTTTTAATTTCGATAAAATTTGATTTTTATTAAAATCTGAAACAAAAGTTCCATTTTTTGGTTTTATGCTAATAAAAACAGTTCCAAATTGAGGTGGTGATAATTCTTCTCCACCAATTACAGAAACAGATTCAGTATCCGGGTAAATTTTTGCAACAATTGATTCGTAATCACTTGAAGTAACTGCTCTATTCTGCGAAGAATATAATCTTGGTGCAAAATATTTAATTGAATTTATTGATTCCGAATCTGAACCATTTATTGATTTTTGATTTACAAAAATTGTAGATATAGTTGGTATAACTATTAAATCATCTTGATCTAAGAAAGAACCCTGAAAATCAAATAATTCCGCTCCATTTCCATCCTTACCATCTGTTGTTAGATAAAAAACAGTGATTACTGCACCATTTTCTAATTTTTTACCAAAATAACCATCACCAAAAAGAAGTTCATATTTTTCGTCCTGA